AGGAATGAAGACAAGAATATTCTTGCTATCAAGCAGAGTGCTGTTAGTAAGATCAAGGATTTGAATCTTATTGATTTCAATGCTTGGATCAAGCCTCAATTAAAGAGTATGATGAGTAAACTTTGCGGAGAAGTTGGATCATATAAGAATATTGTGGACTACTGTACTGAACAGTATAATGCAGACGAGAAGAATGAGACTTATGGTTATTATAGGATTCGTGCAGATAGGCACATAGCGGTTACTATTCTAAGCATTTTTGGTATTGATTATGATAAGTATATTGGTGGATCGGAACTTTGTAATCTGGTCGATCAGTGGATGATTCATTACTTTTTTGCTCATGTTATTCATAATAGTTTTGATATGAAGTTTTGTAAGAAGTCAGAATACTTTGCTGTTATGGCAAAAATATTAGCAAAGCATAATATGAATGGTATTGATCCTGAGAAGATTCGTAAACAAACTCAAGAGTTTAATATCTTAAAGAGCGAAATCAATACTATGTATAGTGAAGATTATACATCTAAGATAGTATCAATTTCTCAAGAATCCAAAGATTTTTGTGAGTCGATAACGAAAAGTAGTGATCTTAGAAAAAAGTTTAAAGCGGAGGTTGACAAGGTGCCGATGCTCAAGTATATTGTGAGCAGTGCGTTGGAAGTAAATGGTTCTGATGCTGGATTGACCGGAATAGGTTCCTCTAATCCGCTTAGAGTAAGTCATAATCGCTACTATACTCCGCCAGCATGGTTTTTAACTATTGATGAAAACGGTATTGAACAGTTACGAAATAGTCTAGGTGTTTTGATCAAATAAATTTCACAGGAAAAGAGGAGAATTAAAATGAGCGTTCCATTTATGTGGGTTGATGGTAATTTGACACTGATCTTGAATAATAAGGCTTATCAAGTTATTCCCGATCATATTAATTACAAGTTGATTCTTGAGGCTCTACCAACAGCAACTAATGATGAGTTGCTAGATCTGGTGGATATTGAAAAGGCAGTATCATCATTTAGTGATGGTATGGTTGAGGTCAAGAACGGCAAGGTGCTGTTTGATGGTGAAGAAGTTCATGGTAGCATTAGTAAGCGTATTCTGGAGTTTATGAGTAAGGGATTACCGTTTCAGCCTCTTGTTAACTTCTTGAATAATCTTATGGAGAATCCTAGTATGCAGAGCCAAAAGGAACTGTATGATTTCTTGGAGCATGAACATCTGCCAATAACTGAGGATGGTCATTTTCTAGCATATAAGGCTGTTCGTAGCGATTATATGGATAAGTATGCTGGTACATTTGACAACCATGTTGGCAAAGTCTGCCAAATGAATAGGGCTAAGGTTGACGATAATCGTAGTGTTGGTTGCTCTCAGGGACTTCATGCTGGTGCTTTAAACTATGTGGCTAATTATGGTAGTACTGATAGTGGCGATCATATTATGATTGTTAAGATCAATCCAAAGGATGTGGTCAGCGTTCCTAGTGATTGTAATCATGAGAAACTTCGTACTTGTCGATATGAAGTTGTTGGTGAATATCAAGGTGAACTCCTAAAGCCTCTTTATAAGGCTGATTTTAGTGAGGACTCTTATGATGAGGATGAAGAGCAGTTATACGATGAGTATGATGATGATTACTGGGATCAGTATGAAGATGAAGATGAAGATATTCGTGCTACGGCTGAAGACGAAGATGAAGACTATGATCCTGACCAGGATTATGTTTGATAAAAACTGAGTGAGCAATTTGGGCTATGGCGGTTCGATCCCGCCAACACTCTTTTGTTGACTATGATAGGTGTGGTGCCTTTCCCAACAAATTTTAAGGAAATAAGGAATACTAAAATGTTTAGCGATAATCTTGGGTTTAATCCTTTTGACAAAAATAATAATGCTTATGCTAATGGATACGCAGCAGAACAGCATAGGTTTTTGAGTTCTTTTAGACAGAACAACATCTTTGTTTATAACGGTAATCCTCGTAAGAAGATTAGCAGTATGAATCATACTAGTAATCTTGAAGATGCTCTAAAGGCTAATATCTCAAACCACTCAGATGTTTATTTTTATGTAAATGGTGGACGTAAACTATATGCTATTAAGCAGTTTACTTGTTGCTTTTGTGATATGGATGCTGGTAGAAACTCTGATGGTACTTATTTTAAACCAAGTATTGTGATGCAGAAAAAGAAGAGGTTTCTACAAAAGATCAATGGGTTTCCTGTTAAGCCTAGTTGGGTAGTTGATACTCGTAATGGCTATCAGTGTTACTGGATTTTTGATGATGCTAGTCGTAAAATTGTTGGAAGTAACAAAACTTTCTGGAATGGTCTTCAAAAGAAGTTGGTCAACTATTTTGATGGCGATCCAAGAGCGATTAAGCCCAATCAGATTTATCGTGTACCTTATACTTGGTGGCGTAAGGAATGGGAAAAGAAGGCTCCATATTTTACAAGTCTACTTCCCGGTAGCACTGGTCAACCAATTAATGTTGCCGATCTAAAGTCTGCTCTTACTGGTCAACCCGCTACTCTACAGATAATTCCTGAGAAGTGCAGTGACGAATGGTATAAGGGTTATGCTAAGGCTTATAAGCAGTCTGATATTACTGGAGTTCCAGTATCGGCAAGTGTTGCCACGGATATCTTAAATAGTCTTAAAGATGCTGACGACTCATATAAGAGCTGGGCAAACATCAAGTCTCATCGTACTTATGGCGATCCTATGCCGGTTACTCCAAGTTATGGCGATGTTGACGGCGATCTTGACGAAGAGACAGACGCTCTTACAAGTCCTATGGGCGAGGCTGCTGACGAGGATATAAACCTTGATGGTCAGCAGACCAAACTTTTAAAGACCGTTGTGGAGTTCCTTAATCAAGTCTCAACGCCTCTTTACTTTAGTAATAATCGTTTCCTTAGTAGTGCGGCAAAAGATTTGGCTAATCAACTTAGTGATAAGTTTTGTATAGGATAATACTATGCACGAAGATGATGACTATAACGATGAGCATGATTATGATGATGCTCAAGACAAATATAAGCACTATTTTAAGTTTGATCCAGCCGCTTGGGACGCTTGGGGTAAAATGCTATATGATGCTCTAAATGATATAGTCGAAGGATCATCAAATGTGTGGTATGTTAATTTTCCCAAAAAGTCGTTTCCTGTGAATAGTTATTTCTCCAATACTGAGAAGCCTAAAAACTTCCAGTATTTGGGGATTAACTATCAGAAACAACCCATATGGAAAAAAGAGTACTTTGCTAACGCTGGATTAGCCAGAGAGTACTTAAATCACATTCAAAGTCATGCTGTTCATTTTGTATTACAACCACATTACTACAAAGGATTATTTGATATTCTAAATTAAATAGGGAGAAAGACATGGGAAAACAAAATTACATTATAGATAATATAGAAGAGTTTACAAATTCAGCAAGAAAACTTGTGTTCAATGGATTTAATAAAAGCATGGGTGATGATCCTGATGAGTTTACAAAACTCATTACAGATATTACTCCTGAAGACTTAGAAGAAATGAATCAGATTTTGACTCAACAAGAATCACTTATAATTGTTAAAAACTTAGCAAAAGAACAAAAACACAAAATTACGAACGAGTCAAGATACTTAATTGATGAAAAAATCTTCTCACAAATTATAGAAGAAATGAATGGACGCTTAGTCAGTAATATGTTATCATCGCTGGCAAGTAAAGGGATGATAGAGTCTGCTTATGATAACGATATCAATGATTTTGTTTTTTGGATAAAAGATAATGAATCACCAGAAACCGACTAATATAGATTGCCATATTGAATATACTTGTCCTAAGAAATCTTGTCAATGTAAATTATGGATTTCATTGGCAGAAGCCAGAGTAAGAAATTTTAAAATAGTCTGTGATTGTGGAAAAGTATTTAAGCCCAAAAGAATCAAAAACATCAAAATAATATATGATAATCCATCTCAGTCTAGAAAACTACCAAAAGTTCCAGCAAACAATCCTAATTGTATTAATGGTGTTCCTATTGACATAATGGAAGCGTGTGTTAAAGTATTAGACAACTATGGATTTATTCGTACAGAATCAATCGAATTGGTGAGTAAAGCATATGCGCTATGTGAAGACAAGAACACTATGAATATACTCAAAAAAACCCTAACTCTATTGGAGATAAATAATGTCTAAAGGTATAAGACCAACTAAATTTAGCGAAATTCTTGGACAAGATGATGTGATCAACAGACTCAAAGTCAGTGTGACGGGCTGTTTAAAAACATCAACCGTGATGCCACACACTTTAATAGATGGGCCACCGGGACTTGGTAAAACGACCATAGCGAGTGCTATAGCTAACGAATTGAACGTGAATCTGTACACAACCAACGCGGCAAATCTCAGAAGTGTTAAAAATATTATTCCGTATCTTATGGGGATTGCACCACGATCAGTTCTATTTATTGACGAAATTCATAGATTACCCAAACTGGTTGAAGAATTTTTGTATCCTGT